CACCCAGCAGAAGAACGATGAGATTAGCCGCGATATTGAGGATACTGTTCAATCATTTGAACGTTCCAATATTATCGATGTGCAAGCCATCAAAGCACAAGAAGAGGATATTCCTGCTGAGCCCCGTTACCTCAACAGCAACACTACTGCTCTAGCCTATCGTCGTGTGGAGCTTGCAAAGGTGTCGCTAACTACTGATTCCGTTGTGGATACAAATTTGGTTGACTTTGATCCTTTTCTGAAGTATTACAACCTTACTTTGAACCACAACTCCAGCATGGGAGCCTTCCATGATGTCCACTTCGATCTCACGATTGATGTGGTAGTCCAAGCTCTCCCCGCTATGGCTGGTATCATTCACTTTGTGTTTGATCGCTTTGACGGAACTGGAAACACGCGTGACCACTTGTTCGCGTACCCCATCCAAATGGTTGACCTGTCTTCCAAAGACTCGTTGTCCTTTGAGATAAAGATGGAGCTCCCATACCGCGTTTTCAACACCATTCGCACTCCCTATGCTGGGTTTGGCAACGGTAAGTTGAAGATGTATTTGGCGACGCCCATGGTGGTCCCTGCACAAATGGCCATGCCCGCTACTATCACTTTGTTTGGTCGAGCCACTAACGTGATCCCATACAATTTGAAGAAGCGCGTCTCCATCATCATGCAGACTGGACTAGTTGCACTCGATGCCTCGTGTGAGCAGAATATTTGCTCCACGGGATCAGCCACGAATGTGATGCGTCCAATTGAAATTGCAGGACAGTGGGGATTTCTCAGCCGCGAAACAATAGCGGTTGATGCTGCACCTGGAACTGAAGTCACCATGATCAATGTTCATCCTATGACTGGTGACACACCCCTGAAGCAGGTATGTGCTGCATACTCCTATTTTCGTGGGAGTATAAAGCTCAAATTGACCTGTAACTTGAGTAAGTTTCAGAACATCACACTTGCAGCACTCTTCGTTCCTCATGATGCGCCATTCGACCCGGAATTTTACGAGTCATTTGCGTTTCAAGAGATCATGTTCGATGAGAAACATGAAGCCATAATCAAAGTGCAATTTGCACATGGTTCCAATTGGCTTCCCATTTTTGTGGGACGTGACATGAATGAGCGCGCGGCTATGGGCCAAGTGCACGTCATTGTTCGATCTCCACTGGTTTCCACAGCGCCCTACGCTTCAGCACCATCTTGTCTTGTACAGATGTGTGCTGGTGAGGACTTTGAGGTTGCCCATCCACGTGATTTCAGTAAGATGTACGTTCAGCCCCTAACACTAGAGGGCGACGTTCTGAACCCTGAAGTCCCACGGAGTTTTGCTGCTGGCACAAAGAACTTGTATGAGGATGCTCGCCTTCCCAACTATTACAGGACCTTTGAACTTAGCGAGATGCCCATGATGATTCCCGTCACTTGTACGGATTCTCGAGCTGGCACCCTTGGTTTGCTGCAGAACACTCATGCTGCGTGGTCTGGCGGTATCGATTACTACTTTGTCTTTGAAGGCAAGGGTCAGTGCGAGATCCGTTATGATCCCACCAAGAGAGTTGAAGACTCCCAGCTCTGCAAGAGAGCAGATAAGATGCCCATGGCCGGATATGTGAAATTTGGTAACAGCCGCTCGAACCCTCACGTTCACCTGCGCGTTCCATTTTCTTCACTATACGACTACATGCCAACGAGGAGAGATGGCTTGCAAACAAGCTTGAACAACTCAAACTGTAATGGGTGTCTTTTCATAGCCGGAACAGGCAAAGTGCGCGTTTACCGCGCTGCCGGCCGTGATTTCAAGGTTCACTTCTACAATGGTGTTCATTCATTTATGCGTGAAACCACAGTAGACACAAACGTGAGCCAGCGGGTCTTCATCGCTCTAGACCCCATCGTCCTTCCCGGGTATGCGACTGTGCCTTACCGTGGCACGCCGGAACCTGAGAACGCACCCGCTACACTAGAGGGTGATGTAACCATGGAAGGATGGTTGAGCATGGGAGAAGTAGAGTCCTGCGCACGAAATGCAAGCACATTGGTTGATGAGCTCAAGGTAGAAATACCTGAGACGCTCGCCGATTTGCGTAGTCTAGTGCCTGAGATTCGTAAACTCCTGGAGACCTCCACAGGTGCAGCAGCATCAGCAACTTCGGTTACTGATTCGATTTGCTCCCTAATGGCAGGACCCTCCACCCTAGCACATGCGCTACTCTCCGTGGCCAAATCCGGTGTTGGTGCCCTCAAAAGCATCGTACTGTCGATTCACGGAGCTGTTAGTAAAGTGTTAGGCCTCATTGCACCGGCAAACATTGCCAAGTTCCTAAACCACAAGATGGAAGGGGGCTGGAGTGATGAGGAACTGGCCTTGATCTATTGTATCGCAATTATTTGCGGTGCTATGGCTCTTGGCGTGGATAATGGCTGGTCAATTGCATGCATTATTGCTTGCATAGGCCTTTCCATACCCACCATTGGACCTGTTGTTCAGAGGTTGACTGAGCGCCTTTTTGAGACATTCTCCGCTCCAGCTGTAAAGGATAGTGATCTCAAAATGGAAGCGCCCTCACCCCTGGCATGCGGTGCCTCACTGCTCGCGACAGTTATAACGTTCTTTGTTCCAAACAAGAACTTTAACTTACACGCGACTGCCAACTTTGGTAAAGACATTGCAGGTGTCTTTTCTGGAGCTAAAGCACTCGATGAGATGCTCTCCCAGTT